AGCAAGACATTTAAAAGAGAGAAGGGCAGCAGAGGATATATTTTTTGAACTTTTATGGAAGGGATGGTTAAGTCCTAGTACACCTATTCTAGCCAATATGGGTACAGATAGGGGATTACCTGTTTCTTGTTCTGGTGGTTATATCCATGATAGTATTGATGGATTTTATACATCAAGAAGAGAGACTGCAATACTAACTAAATATGGTTTTGGTACATCTGGATATTTGGGGGATATAAGACCTAGAGGTAGTGATATTAGTATAGGAGGGAAAGCAAGTGGTATCTTACCTGTATTTAAAGGGTTTGTTAGAGATATGCAAGAGGTTTCTCAGGGAGCAACTAGACGTGGTGCTTGGTCTGGATACTTGCCAATCGATCATGGAGATTTTGATGAGATATGTGATTTTCTACATCATAATCCTGACGACCTCAATATTGGTTGGTGTATCTCTGATAAATTTATTTCTAAATTAGACAAAGGTGATATAGAGTCTATACGTAGGTATCAAAAAGTATTAAAAACTAAAATGATTACTGGTAAAGGGTATTTCTTCTTTACTGATAAAGCTAATCTATATAGACCGCAATGTTATAGAGATTTTGGTTTAGATGTAAAAGCTAGTAACCTATGTACAGAGATAATGCTCCATAGCTCTAATGACTATACATTCACTTGTGTACTATCTTCTATGAATCTAGCTAAGTATGATGAGTGGAAAGATACTAAAGCAGTGTTTTGGGCTACTATCTTCCTTGATTGTGTAGCAAAGGAGTTTATAGAAAAAGCAAAAGGAATTTCTGGATTAGAAAAGGCTGTCAAGTTTACAGAGAATGGTAGAGCATTAGGATTAGGTGTTTGTGGGTTTCATACATACTTACAAAGTAAAATGATAGCCTTTGAATCACTAGAAGCTCAGTTCTTAAATACAGAAATATTTAGAAGTATAAGAAATCAAGCCGATGAAGCATCAGAGTATTTAGCTGTCGTTGTAGGTAGACCACTTTGGTGTAAAAATACAGATAGAGCTAATACACATTTATTAGCTATTGCTCCGACCAAAAGTACAGCTTTAATAATGGGAGGTATATCAGAAGGTATTAATCCTGATCCAGCAATGACTTATACACAAACAACTGCTGCTGGGGAAGTAGAAAGGATCAATCCTATTTTATTAAATTTAATGAAAGAGCGTAACGTATATGACGATAAACACATTAATGAGATTGTTCAGAGTTTCGGAAGTGTACAAGGAGTTGATTGGCTCTCAGAACAAGAGAAGTTGGTATTTAGAACAGCTTTTGAGATCGATCAACGAGTTATCATTCGACTTGCAGCACAACGGCAAAGATTTATTGATCAAGGTCAAAGCATTAATCTCTTCTTTGCTGGAGATGCTACGGAAGAATATATCAGTGAAGTTCATAAAGAAGCGTTTAGAGATCGCAACATTTTGTCTTTATATTACTGTCACAGTAAGGCAGGAGTCAAAGCAAGTGAAGGATGTGTAGCATGTCAATAGAGGATGAACGTAACGAATTTAAAGTTATGGATAGCTTAATGGAGATGGAGGAACCTATCTCTTATATGCTAGAGAGTTTAGCAGGTGATGTAGATGAGAAAGGTTTGAGTTATGATAAACCTATTATATTAACTTGGCAATATGAATCCTTACCAGGTTTAGGATTTACTTTAGTTATTAAACCTCTACCACCAAATTTAGTTGATTATTTTACAGGAGATACAGTACATTGAGCAATGTTAATAATCCAAAACACTACACTCAAGGTAGTATAGAATGTATAGACGCATTAGAAGCCGCCACTATTAATAAGAAAGGAATAGAGGCCGTATGTGTAGCAAACATTATTAAATATTTATGGAGGTATGAGAATAAAAATGGTATTGAAGATGTTATGAAAGCTGATTGGTATTTACAAAAACTTTTACAGCATCTTGAAGATGAAATAGAAAACAAACCTAGTTATATTTCTTTAAAGGATGTTATATCATGAGTTATGAAAAAATTTTATTAGAAAATCTTAAGAAGTTTTTAGAAGAAAATCCACAGAGTGATTTTGAATCTATTTGGTTGGAAGCAACAAAACAAGCAGATAAGAAATACACTTTACAATTTCAGTAATTGAGGTTTACAATTATGCCTGAATGGAAAAAATTACATGTTAGAAGATGGAAAGAAATAGGTATAGAGAAAGTTAATTTTGTTAAACATGAGGATTTTAATTTTTCACCTCTTCATGCTAAACCTATAGATGGTTCAAATTGGTATTGGATTGATCAAGTACCTTACACTGAGGAAGTTTATGTACCAGATTTAGGTGAAATGCTCTAGGATTGATTAAAAAGAGCTACAATCGATTTTAGGTAGTTTTAATATGATTATATCAACCTCTACTTTATAATTGATTGTAGCTTAAACTGATCAATGTTTTTCTCTGCGTAAATGATCCTCAATTGAAATAAGTTGCCCTCTCATGTTAGAAAGCATATTTGATATGTCAACTCTTAAAATTGCTATATCATCTTTAGTAACATGATTTTTTGCAATCTCTAATTTGAAATCTGCTAAGTCATCTTCTAATTTCCTTACATTTTTTTCGTGTTCATCTAATGTGGTATATAATCTTTTAATATAAAAAGCTAAAATACCACATGCACCAGATACGACAGTTATAATCACATTTGCTATAACTGCAAAATCCACTTGTTGTAAAAGTTCTTGCATGTCTCACCTTAGCTCATTTTCCTTTCTGCAAATTTAATTACATCTCCTACTGTTTTACCTGCTAGTATAGATTTATTAGCTGTTATAGCATCCTGTCTAATTATTTTCTCAGTTGGTAGACTTGGATCAGCATTTAATACTCTAACTGCTGTTTGTGCACCTAAAAAATGAGCTAGATACAAATTAGTATCTGTAGTGGGTATATTGCTATTGCTTAATACCTTCTTATTATCTTCTATATGTTTATCTAAAACCTTTTTACTCCATTCAGGATTAGTGCGAAGTTTTAATAATGCTTCATCTGATTTCCCTTCAGCTAAATCAGGGAAATGACTTTTAATAGTGGACAACCATGTACTATTTGTAAATTGCCCTAATCCTGTGGCAGTGCTATTTGGATTCTTAGCATTTGGATTACCACTAGATTCCACTCCTATTATCTTTTTTGCTAAGGTTGACTCTCCGGCACCTGACTTACTAAAACTACTACTATCTAATTTCAAAACATCAACATAAGCATCTTTGATTTGATTCCATGCTTGATCAATACTCCATCCACCAATGTTAGCAAATGTCTTAATCATACGATTAACACGTCTAGCGTATTTATCATTTAATTCAGATTCCAGTTGTGCATCACCTTTAACGACATAACGTATACCTACACCAGGAACTTCAACTGCTTTAACATCTTTCCCTTGAGTTTTACTCTCTAAAGCTCTACCAATATATCCTATATATTGTCCACCCATAGAAAATAAATCAGTGATGGCTTCATTACTTCCAGTTTGTCTAGCTTGTTGTCCAACATTAGGTTGACTAAAAGAATCTGTAAAACTATCCATGAAATTAAATACATCGTCTTGAGTCATTTGACCTGACTTAGAAATGTCTTTATACATCTTGACAGATTTCATGAACAAATCACCATTACCAGAATCTAGTGCAGCTTTAGAAAAACCAACTGCATCAATAACACCTGGAGTATTGCCACGTGATTTCATCATTTCTGCTACACGCCCACCTGTAACATTTCCATGAAATATATCTGCACCAGCTTTTATTAAGGCATCTTGTATTTCTGGATTTCTAAATACCCATGTACTCAATACATCACTTGACCCTACTAAGCGAAGCCAAGGGACATTAACTTTATCTTGTACAGACATCTCTTGAAGTTTTTCAGTGATGTTATGTTGAGTGTTTAATATTTCTAATTTATCTTTTCCTGATACATCTCCTTCTAGTCTTTTAATGGTATTATCCATACCATCCATTAATGTATCAAAATAAAACTTACCTTCTCCAGAAGATAGAGATATTTTACCACCAACACTTTCTATGATAGAAGTTCTATGTTGATCACGTAAATCTTTTATTTGTCTAATAGCCTCTTCTGGATTATCTTTATTACTTTGAACTATTGCTGAAGCATCCATATGAAAAGCAGCTAGTCCCCCTTTGAGTAGCTTAGCTCCATTTTGATTTAAGAATTGTTGCCCTTCTTGGGCATTTTGTATATTATTTAATTTATCACTTTCAGTGATGTTAGTGTATAATGAAATATTACGTTTACGTGCATTTGTTGCATCCTGTACTTCCATCAAATAATCTGGATCATCTAACCTAAAAGCATCTATTTCTACATTATGTTTAGATGCTTCTTTTAGAACAAAAGATTTTTGTTGCTGAAAAGCCTTTTGAGCAGCATTATCTAACTTCATCTGAGTGTCACGAAGTGATCCTACACCAGACAGAGACAAGATTTTTTCTGCATGATTTAGAAGTTCAGCAGAAAGACCAGGATTGTTATTAATATGTTTACGAGTAATAGCAAGTAGTCTAGTTTGTAATTCTGAAGGTTGTATAACACCTTGTTGATTTGCAAATCTAAGAGCTTGTGTCTCTTTGTCAAAAGCCTCAAGATTGGCATCTAAATCTCCTATAGTTGCTTGACCTTTACCTAATTTATCCCATAGAGAGTGAGAAGCTAAATCTAAACTAGCTGCATTTTCAGCAGCAGATTTTGCTAATTCAGGATTTTGTCTCATAGCAAGGAAATCATCTATCTCCTTGTTCTGTTCTTGTTGTAGTTGAGCTAAGGCATGCCCTTTATAAATCTCTAATCCTGTATCAACTATAGAAGGAATAACCTTACTAAGATTTTCAATAGCAACAGCCTCAGTTCTTTTTGCTGTAGCAGTTACACCTAATGCAGCAGCTTCCCCTTGACCTGCAAGTAATCCACTTTTATCAACCACACCTTGTCTAACAAAGCTAGAAGCAGCTAGATTAGGAGCTGATAAACCTGTTTTAACATCTACATCTCTTTGTGCCATATTTGTATTTCCTTATGGTTTTATAATATTATTATCAATGAGTCGTTTTAAGTGAACTTTACTTACTGGATCATCAGATGATCTTAAATATGCTTTCATATCTTCAATATGTTTATCATTCTTCTGTTTAGCATTTTGTGCTAGATACATTAATAAACTTTCTTTTTTACTCATGAAAGAGTCTCTATCCATTTTGACAACTCTATCATAGATTTCATCTTGTAATTCTTGAGGTGTAAAACTATTTAATACTTTCAATCTCCTTACAAATTCCATATAGTCAGGAGAACCTAAATTACCTTTTAGTTTTAACATCCCTTGATGAATTTCTGTAGCACGTTGTTGTATAAAATCTTCACGTTCTTTTTTAGATTCTTGCATCTTATATAAAGAAAGCTCTTCTCTAGTGACTACACCAAACATCTGACCAATAGCTTCAGCATAAGTAACATGTAGTCCTAGTTTATTACCCATTTTATCTATCTTATCACTCATCTCCATAGCCATTCTAGCTTTGGCATAATTCTTATAGCCAGAAGTAAGTTCAGCAGATTCTTGTATAGCAAACTTCAAAGCATCTTCAGTGTCTAAATTACCTGCTCTGAATAAATTAACAAAGTCATTTACTGATTCATATACACTTCCAACTGCATTCATGAAAGGTAGTCTAGCATTAGACTTATCACCAGAAGCAAATTTAGCTAATTGATGTAACATATCATAATATGGCACTGTTTCTGGTATTGGGCCAATTCTAGCAGATAATGCTAAATCTGCTGGTGGATCATTTGGATCAGAGAAAAAAGTATCTATGGTGGTATTCAATGCTGCATCTAATACACCACCTTTCCATCTTTCCCAATCTGCTTGTTGATCTGCTTCAGCAAATTCTTTAAACATATTATCTACTACAGCATATGCAGGTACACCATAAACACCATAAATAGCCATCCTAGCAGCAGCCAATTTAACTTTAGGATCAACCAATTCACCTGGAGCTTTCTTCAATGTTTTTGAAGAAAAAACTTGGAAAAATTGTTTATGCAAGATAGCTTGGAATTGGAAGAATAAACTCAAGAATCCATCTTGATAAGGCATAGCACCAGCTCTAGTGTGCATACTACCCATTATATCCCATCCATCAGCAGTGATTTGTGCAATGTTTTCTGGTGTATTCCAATTCTTACCAGGATTTAATTTCTGCCATCTGGCTTTAGCATATAACCATCCACCAATATCTGCCATCATCTGAGCTGGAGTATACCCTACAGCTTTACCTAATTTATTTACTTTATCTGGTATAAAGGCAGCAGTTTTTCCTATACTATCCATTACAGCTTTACCATCTCTCAACTGTAAAGCCTTGTGCATATCATCCAATCCGCCATGAATCATCATGTTCATATCAACAGACTGAGGTAGACCAGATTTATATATAGCATTAGCAATAGCATCAAATTCAGGATCATTAGTGAGTTTCTTTCCTAGCTTACCTAATATTCCAGAATAAGGTTTAATTTCTGATCCCTTACTAAGCATATGAATCATCAAACCAGGAAGCATGTGCATAGTTCTTCTAAATTCAGAAGATGTAGCTGCAAACTCTAATATCATTTGAGGCTGAACAATCCATTGTGCCATACTATTCAAATTTATAAAAAGAGTATTAGCCAAAGATTTAACAAATTTTAGTGGTAGATTTCCTTTATTAGCAATCTCTCTTATTTGCTCAGAAAGTCCTAATAAATTTGCATCTTCTACCACATCACCTATCTTATGTAGAGTAGACTTCCATACCTCATCACCCATATTAATTTTATATGATTGATTAGCATACTGTTCAAATAATCTTTGAGCTACTTGAAATCTTTTTAAATCTGTGGTAGTAGGATGTTCTTTAATTTTTAAATCTGTCAACACATTAGGGAATTCCCCTCTTGGTAGGAAGTCTCCAAAGGAAGCTATAAAATTCTTTTGGAAAATTTCTTGATAGTTTCCCCAAGCATTTAACCTAACAGCAGATTGTATAGCTTTAGTTTGTGCTACTAAGGGATCTTCAAGTCTAGCAAATCCATCTAATGTTGGTAGTCTTTCTCCACGTTTACGACCATAATCAGTCATCTCTTTATAAACTTTATAATCTGTGAGAATAGAATCTCCAATATCTCCCCTTTCTGGTTTAACTTCAATAATAGAATCCGCATGTTCATCTTGAAGTCTACGAGCAAACTCAATGGCTTCTTTCTCAGATTTAGCAGCTCCAATTATTTTGGTATACTTACCTAATTCTGCCTGATTAGAAATTGCAGTTCCATTAACTTTTAGCGATTTTGGTGTAGATTTAATATACCAAGGTTCAATATTTTTCCTTGAGATATATCCTTCTATTCTTGTTAATGTATGTTGTGGAAGTAAATCCAACTTATGTCCACCACCTATAGAAGCATATTCGTATATAGAATCTCCCTTTCTAATAGGTTCATTTAATTTAACAAATTTAGCACCCTCACCTACATCATCTAAACTCTTATAAGTATTAGAATCAAAATCCCATACATGTTTCAAAGAGGAAGGTAAGCTACTTGTTTCATGAGCATATCCTAAAAGTTCCCCTGTATTATTATAAATACCTCTATCAAATCCTTGAGCTAATAAATCATTTGTATGTTTTCTATCTGCCCATAAATAATGATAGTCTGTTAAACGTTTATAAAAGGCATAGCTACGTTCTAGTTGTTTTATTTCTTTACTAGACATATTAGGAAACATAGCAGATAGTTCCCCTCTATCCATCCATTTTTGGTTCTCTAAAGTCCATTCTGTAGCTTTCTGTAATTCATCTTTATGGGGTGTACTTCTTATTTCATTCTTAATAATTGATAAGAATTCTTGACCGACCCTTTCTGCACGTACAGCAGAATTAAATGCACCTTTAGTTGTCCATTCATCTAACCTCATTGTATTTGGTATAACATGTTTAGCCATAGCTGATCTACTAATAGCACTGGTGTTAATTCCAGCAAAAGAACTATCAGCACTCTCTATACCAAACATTCTTGATGAGAAAGGATCATAAGTACGTTTCCAATCCATTTCTACATAGAATTGACCATTATCTCCAACAATATTAGATTTGAATGTTTGATCATCCGTAGTAATGAATGTGTTATCTATTTGATCTTTAGCACGTTGAGCATCTTCAATAGTTTTAAATCCATAATCAGCATTCCTACCATAGCGCGCTTTCCCTTCAATATTACCAAGACTTTCTCTAAATGAGCTATTTGCTTGTTGATAATATGCCCCATGTGTTTCAGAGAATGCTTTAAATAATGTTGCTTTATCTTCTGCACGTTCTGTTACATTGACTAAGAAAGGATCAAAATGTGACTCGTTAAAAAGTTCATTAACTTTTCTATCCATTTCTAAAATGTCTTTAGAAATATCTGGATTGTTTTTTACAAACTCATCATCTAATTTAGGTAGTAGATTAGTTCCAAGTATTTCACCTTTGGATGTACCAGCAGCTTCGGCTATAGCATCATCCATTATAGCAGCTTTAGAGAGTTCTCTAGCTTGTTTAGGATTAGCTATATTAGTAATTCCCATAGGAGTCATAGGATTTACTTGAGGTTGTACCATTTTAGCATGAATATTAGCATCCATTGCTTCTACTGCTAAACCAGCTTCAGCATTATTAGGTTTAGATTCTATACCATTAGAAACACCAGTAGGTTCACTAGATTTAGCTACTAATTCATCTTGAGCTGCTTTACCTATTGTTGGATCAATTTTAGCTGCTTGAGGAACTGTAGCAGATAATGGACGTAGTTTAGGCATTATCTTTCTTGATAGTACATCATCTTTGAAAGTGAATAAACTTTTAACCCATTGTACAGGATTCTTAATTACTTTACCAATACCTGCTGCATCTGCAACAGAAATAAGATTAAAGAATGTTTCACCTGCAAATGATCTACTAGGATCAAGTAATTGCTGTTGTATAATTTCCCACTGATTATAATCTGTACCAGGTAATTGTTTAGCGGCTTCAATCAAATGAGCAGCAAATTGTCTTTTCTCTTCAGGATCAAGAGTGTTATCAAAAATATCTGCAATTTTTTTATTATATGATCCACCAGCAAAGAAAGCTGCTAGTCCATCTTTCATAGCTTCTTTATCAGATGCACCAAAATATTTAGCTGTAGCATTAGCACTTGCTGCATTACTTCCTGCCCAAATACCAGGTATAAAATCCCTAGCAATACCTAAAGCAATACTTGATGGAGAAGTATCTAAATTAGCACCCCAATTATTAAGATCGTCTTGAAGAGCTTGTTGAGCTTTAAAATTTTTATCTAGTCCATTAACTAGAAACTCCTGCATGTCTCTATCTTCAACTGTATCTGCATTATCTAATGCAGCAGTTTTTTGTGCATATTTATCTCTAAGATTATTAGAAATATATCCACCTTGATTATAGGTATTTAATATAACTTTCTTTTGTGTAATAGGTATATCAGGATCAGCAATGATTTGCTTCATTATAAGTTCATTCTGACCATTCTGTTCATCCTTCCATGTTATCATCTCATTATTAACATGTTCAGATTCCCCATTAGTGTCTAAATCAAACTTAGCTTGGTTAAAAGTTTGCTTAAATCCAGCTTCACCAGGATTCAATGATGCAGCATAGAATGCTTGCTCAGTAGCTACATTTCTAGGTAGCACTTTGCTTTTAGCTAATGGGGGTAAGTCAAATACAGGTGAAATTTCCTGAGGTTGTTTACCCTCTATCATCATTTCTTCATTAGTCATTATTTACCACCTAAACCTGTAAATTTACTACCACCAAACAATGAAGTAAAACCACCAAATCCAGTATTAAATAAAGACATACCAGCTTCTATACCAGAACCTATCAATCCTAATGTTGCTTGGGATTTAGCTAAATTAGCATTAATAACATCTGATCTACCTTGTAACACTGCTGATCTACCTTGACTATCTAATATAATTTTTTGTTGTGCTGCTGATTGTTCGCCTAGTTGAGATTGATTTTCAGCAAAACCTTTAAATACATTCATAAGTCCAAGATTTTTACCTAACTGTGTAGTTAATCCACCCACACCACTTTGTATAGAAGATGTACCTTGTGTAGATACACCCGCATTAGCAGCAGAAGCTAGTATTTGTCCTCTCCTAATTCTGGCTTCTCTAATCTGAGCTATCCTATCTTCTCGTGCAGCAACATTAGCTTGTATTTGAGCAATACGTTGCATCTCACGCTCTATTTCAAACTGTTTACCAGCAGCTTCAGCTTGTATACCTGCTTCTTTTTGTAATTGTACAGCTATTTGTTTTTGTTTTTTAGCAGCTTTCTTAGCTTTTTTAGCTCCAAATATACCAGTTACAAGTCCAGCAACCATTTTAATTCCTTATATGTTTATATAGTTTATAACCTTCTAATGTTATACCTGTATATTTAAATCCAAACTTCTCTGTCCACTTCTCATTATGAGGTTCTAAAGGTATTGCATATATTGTAGGTATACCTCTTTCATAGAGGTTTTCAGATATAATATTCCAAAGATACTTAGCACGTTTATATTTACTAGGTGTGAACTTAGTTAATAGTTCATTATGAACAAATATTCCATCTTTTATTATACTACTTTCATTCTCTGCTGTCAACCATATATCTTCATCTTTATATAGTGTGACTTCTTTAAGGGTTATCATTTTGTGTCATCTCCAATCCCCAACCTAATAACTTCATATCCTTACCTTGCTCAGATTGGAAATATAGGGATAGGGCATCACCTCTACCACGAAGTTTATTTTTAGTTACAATAACTGTATCACCATAATCAAATGCCATTCCAGCTACAGGATTAACAGGGGTAGGTTTAGTAAATCTATATGCTTGAAATATAACTCCCCATTTACCTTGTGCAGCACTATTGTTCCATTGCCATTGAGATTGAACTTTGCAACTAGATTGACGATTTAATATAACACTACCACCAGAAATAGTATAAGACTCTTCAGTCCTTTTACAATATACTTTTAGATATATTGTTTGCTTCTTCCTCATCATATCCCCAGATGTGTCATATCCAGTAATTACATAACTATCATAATTATACGATGTACCAGATGAAGTCCAATCTAAGAAATCATAATCATTATATTCTGCAATAGTTATTACTTCTTCATCTGTGATGAGAAATTTAAAATGTTCAAATCTTTCATCATTAGATCGATTATTTAATACAGTTCTAGTAGCTGTAATAGTATTTCCACCACTATCAGTTAAAATATTATTACCACTATAAACTGTATCTTCTGTTTCAGTTATATAGTAGGTTGGTAAATCAATATAATCTCTAATCTTTGGAACTGTTGCATCTTCTCCATGTGACATATCATAAATAGAGAATGCTCCTAGAGTTAAATCTAAGATTAGTTCTCTATTAAATGAATCATAATTATTTATTTCTGTAGTAGCCATATTTAACTTGTAGTAATTAATTGAGTATATATGTTACTTCCTGATGAAGATACTCCTACCCATAAAAGTTTATTATCTTGTACTTTAGATGTTGCAATTCTATTAGGTTCAATTAATGGATCTATTTGTTGTTCTACTATATTATCTAGTGTGCCTGATGGTGTTACTATATAAGTATTTATGTATAATTTACTATTTACACCATTCTGATAAACATATGCTAGTAAGTCTGCTGTTATAAATACACCATCACCTTGTGAAGCTATTAGTGTATTAGTATTTAAAGTACCAGAAGATAATGTTGAACCTGTAGAAGTAACTTCCTTGATACTTAATTTAGAACTAGAATTATCATTATAAACTACAGCAGATAATGATGAAGAAGTAGAACTATTAATACTACCACTATTAGTATAAGTACCAATATTTACTATAGCTCCAGATGTTAAGGTAGAACCACTTTTTGTTAAAATACAAGCTCTAAAATTACTATCATTCCCCCAGGTACATAAAAATCTATTTGAATCTAATTTAGAAATATAAGGTAATACTAGATTAGTTTGAGTTTCTATAACAAGTTCTGCACCTACAGATAAAGTAGTTCCAGATATATCAATTATTCTGGCATTAATTGTCCTTGGCCCAGTATTATGAGTATATAATATAATACTCTGAGTATCTGATATTCCTATAGAATGGATTACCCCTGACTGAGTTGTCAAGTCTTTAATACCATATTCAGTTCCTAGTGTTATTGTTGTACCAGATAAACTTACTACTCTACCTCTAACATAAAAATTACCACCATTATTTTCAATATATAATGCAAGTGTTCTTGAAGAATCAATAGAATTACATTGAACTTGTTGACATGCTATTGTTGATAATTGTACAGGAGTATAGTTTACAGGGATTATTGTAGAAGTATCAAATAACATTATCCATGGTCTATTGTTAGATGTAACTGCCGTGTTTCTATAAATTACTATAGCATAATTAGAATTATAACCTATACAATCTATATCATTCGCGGTTATTGTAGATAAAGTTTGTGTTGTTCCTATTTGAGTTACTGGTGCAGGTGGAGGAACTACTTCAATAGGTTCGCCAATTTGATGCTCTTCTCCAGAATAAAATAACCATCTAATTGTGTTAGTGTGATTATCATGATAAGCTCTTGCATTCTTTTTAGCACTATCAGGAATACTATTGTACAATCTTTGGATTGTCTGTAATGTTATGTTATTTGTGTCAAATGTACCAAATTGATTAGGAGCAATAGCATAAATACCACTATTGCCCCAAAAATAAATAACACCATTAACCTCGACAATCGACTTAGCTGAGTACACACCGATGTTACTAATTTTATTAACCTGAAAAGACGTTGCTCTAAATCCTCCATCATCTCCCCTAATCTCCCATACACCATTTTCAGCAAACACAAATAATGATTGCTTTATTGGTTTTAAAGCATTAATAACTGAACATTCTGGGATAATAATATATCCACCATCTGTATCTATAACCTCATTAAAATCTGGATTAGTAGGATCAGCTTCAGTGTAGCATTTAACAAGATCAATTAATCTTGAAAATGTTTGTGAAAAGAATACAGCTCCAGATAATTTAGGACTTCTATTATCTCCATCATACACTTTACTAAGTATTCCAGAATAGAAGATTCTACCTGCGTAAGATGCTATGGTAGTAAATCTACCTAATTCTTGATCTGCTTTTAATAACAAACCTGTTTGATCTATTCTACTTTGTCCACGTTTAAACAATGGAATAACATAGTGGCCTCTAGCTACTTGACCTGTATTGACAAGATTTCTAGCAGCAATATTAGGATCATACTTATCTACATCAGCAGAAGTTAAATCTTCAACTCTACCTATAGACCATTGATCTCCATTACCAGGATATACCCCAAATGTATTAAATGTACAATTAATAGCATTAATACCAGCACCACATGTAGTTACTACTGAATCATCCCATCCCTGATTTCTGAGATTATAATGATGTTCTGGTGATAGTGTATTAGGTCTATCATTTTCACCTAAATTATCATGTACACCCCATAAATCTCTCACCATTATAGGTGCTGTATACGCAGTTATAGTATCTGTGTCTTTATCATAAGACACTGCATATGGATCAGTGAGACCACTACTAACAACTATTAACCAATTATTGATTGTAGCAAAATTAAATATTGCAGCATTGTCTACACCAGTAAATGTAAGTGGATTACCTCCATTCAAATAATTAGCTGATGGAGCTGATGTTAATAAATCTATAAAATATAAAGAGTTTCCTACTTGGATAACACCTATTTCTGTATGAGTGTTCCCTGATGCTTGAGACCATCGATAAGCAGTAAGCCTTGCCCCAGACAATACAGAAGCAGATAATCCAGTAGCTTTAGTACCAAATCCAGATTCATAATCCATTCCTAATCTTCTTTCCCTAGTACCATCTTTTTTGAGTTTCATATTCAACTCATCAAGACTTGCCCCTTCTGGAAAAGATAAAGGACTAACCTCAGTGATTAATCCTTTTGTAAATGAATTTATTTGTCTATCACCACGTTTAGGCATCTTTAGATTTCTTTCCTAAATATTTTTGAATAGCTATCTCTGCATTCCTTGCATCTGTAAAAATACCAGAAAGTTCTTCTGGTAATTCTCCACCAGATTTAAACATAATTCCAATATTCCTATCTATTGGGTATGTAGTAATTTCTTTACCCTTAGGTGTAATATATTCTTTCATTTTTTACCTTTCTTAGCTTGACTTAATGCAATGGCCACCGCTTGATCTTGTTTCCTACCTTCTTTACGAAGTTTACGAATGTTTTTAGATATTGTTTCATTAGACTTTCCTTTAGCTAGAGGCATACTAAACTCCAGATTTTCTTAATGCTTCATCAATCTTTTGTGTACGATTTTTCTTTTCTTCAGCAGCACCACGTAAAACTCCTCTACCTAATAGTTTTTCAGGGGAAGATTTTACACTATTAACCAATCCCATAAACTTCTCTTTCAAACCAGGTGTTCTATCATCTTTAGCCATTATTTCTTCCCTCTTCGTCCATAGTTAGGATATATAATACCTTTATTAAATCTCCAAGATTCTTGACTCATTCTTCTACGTTGTGTAACAGAATGTTGTTCAGCTTTTGGATTTTGTGTCTGTTTTAAAGTTAAGAAAGCAATTGCTTTTGCTTCATTTAATAAATAACTAAATGCTTCTGTAGGCAGATCAAAATACATTCCATCACTTAATGTGACAGTTGGGTATATCTTACCATAGCATTGATTCTTAGCTGTTTTTAAGAAAGTTTCAACATCACTATCAAAAGCATCAAATACTATAGTATCTTCATCAAAAGTTGTATAGTATGATGGAGGCCTATCATTATGTATATTAAAAAATATATTATTTGATGTTATTACATCAATATTAGTTGCTGAACTATCCCGTGAATCCAGTAAGTTCATAAAATCTTTTGGTGGCATCCAATCAATTTCTACATATTTATCCTTAGTGTCAGTTGCAGAACGTACATTATATTTAATATAATTAACATTCATAACGTCATTAGCAAGAGTCATGTGAGTAGGGGTAGTTATACTTGTCTCTGCTAGTCTAAAATGTTGGTAAAGATGGGGCCAATCTCTACCATCAATAATGTTGAAATAGGTTGTTTTTAATATTTGTGCTACTTGCTGAGATTCTACTGTATCATCATAATTTGTTACTGGATCACTATCTAAATCTGATAGTATGTCATCAACCATTTCTCCTAGAGTCATTCTAGCCATATTAACCTCTACAACTCATTGCAACCATTGATAAGTTATATACACTTACATTCTCTGCACCACCATTGTTTTTAACATATAATTCTATATAATCATTAGTAGCTACATTAGGTACTGCAAAACTTAAAGTGAGATTTGATTTCTTAGCAGTTACAGTTGTTACAATAGTTTCAGTTCCACTTACAGCAGAACCATTTTTATAAATTGAAAATAGTAAATCTCTATCAGCACCCGATGCTTGAGAAGCAGAAACATTAACTTTGACTAAAGCATCTAATGTAGCTGTACCAGTATATGTTAATCTTGCATTAGTTCCTTCTGTCCATTCTATAGCCATACCACCAGCAACAGTTGTAGGAGCTACTTTAGTATAAGCTGATGGAGCAGTTACAGTTGATGGTGAACCAATATTACTAAAATAACATGAACCTCTTGGATTAGCAAATCCTAATGATTGACCACTTGCACCATCTGCAATAATAGTTTGACCATTAGTTGCAGTTGCCACTCCTTTACAAATATGTAAATCACCAGAAGCAGTTAAACTAGAATGTGCTGCCATTTATTTACCTCGATGAAAGAACCCCTATTTCTAGGGGTTCAATTAATTACAATGCGGCTGGAACTGGTAGATAATATTCTACAATAATTTCAGCACGACCAGCAGTTAAATCATTAACATTAGGAACTACAGCAATTTCACCATTAGCAGCACCAATTGTTTTACCAATCAATGCACCAGCAGTTCCACTAGCACCATCAATAATAGAACCTACAACACCGATGGCAGTTTGTGTAGCTTGTACAGCAGTGATTAAACCATCATTATCAATCTCTGTACCAGCAGAGTTTTGCAACCCTACTTGCAAGTCAGTAGTTGTTGATGTTGATGTAAATGCAGCTAAAATACGAAGTTTAGCACTAAGAATTGTACTATTAGCAGGAATAGTCAATCCTAAGTTATTAGCTCCACCCACAGGCAAATCATTATAATCAAAAATATATTTGATTATTTTTTTATCCTGAGTTAGGGATGCTCCCCCAAACTTCATATTTGTTTTTCTAGGGCCAAAAAACCCTAAAACATTTCTTACAGCTAAAGATTCAAAAGGCATAATTTACTCCTTAATATTAATATACAGCAGGGTTGGTAAGAATAATACCAAGTGTATCAGTACGTTGTGCTCCCATACCAAAACGGCTGGTAGTTTTGAAAGCATCACGTTCCATTGCATGCTGTCTCCATGTTTCAGTTTTAACCATACGACGCCATGCGTGCATAATAGGTTTACAATTATCATCAGAAACACACATAAAGATATTAGCCACATCACCAATAGCTGCTGTAGTATTTGCTAAATTATAAGTTGAAGCATTAATAGCTTCTGTTGCAGTTTTAACAGGTAGGAAATTACTTGTCCAAATATCCCAACCATAGATATTTTTTACAAATCGATGAGTTTTTACAAATCCATCTGTAACAATACCTTCAAACATTGGGTTATTAGATACATTAACTAGATTACTTAAACTATTCATGGTTGCTTCCACTGCTGGATCAACAATAGCAATACGTCCATCAGCAGGAACATTTGCTTTATCAAAAGCAAACTTCATTGCAATAAGATCACTCATAGACATAACACGGGTGGTTACACCTGCACCACCACCAATCCAACGATGTGGACGTCCATTTGTTAAGTTAACATTTGCAGTGGTTTGAGCAGCATTAGCTACTGCTAAGAAACGTGTTTCATGATATTCTGCTAAAGCACGAGTAGATTCTAAAGCGCGTTGAGCTAACAAAGCATCAATTTGTGAACCATCTTCACGTAGTTTATCGGTGATATACCAAGCATCACCTACCCAATCAGTAATAGAAAGAGTTAGAGTGTTAGTGTCAATAGGTGTAAATTCTGGTTCAACATCCTCAGCCATATCCTGAATAGATGCTGCACCAATTGTTTTAACATTTAATGTTGTACCATTACCAAACATACTAACATCACGCCACATTCCTTCTGGAAGTTGGTAAGCTGGTAAGTTTGTTAAGATAAAATCGTCATATACCTGTGCGTCAATAAACGCTGGAGATTGTGTAGTAGTTAAAGACATATTATATTATCCTTTGTTAAGATTATTAAGAACTTTTTGCCTAGATGCTTGAAAAGCACTCATAACATCTTTGGTAGTAGCATATCTAGGTAATTTAGAACTTGGTTCTGCTTTACCATTAGATGAAGGGGCAATTACACTAGAAGTTAATTTACCACTCTGTGTATTTGTATTAGAATTTGTTAATCCAGCTAAAGCTAAAACAGCAGCAGGTGAAGATAAAGCTAATTGATTAAGTTGTAAAACAGACATACCATGATCCTTTGCTAATTTGTTATATGTCTCTTCAGCTTTAGTTCCAAATACTTCTGTAAATCTACTAGTAACAATTGAGGCATTAGTTTGTTGTTGCGTAGCTAATGTCTTTTTTTCTAATACTTGTTCTACAATCTGAGACAAAACATTAGGATCAGCTTCTACACTAGCAGGGGTTTCCTTCTCTTGTTGGAAAGCAGATTTTTTTATCTCATTAAGCACTTCCTCAGCAGCCTTGCGTTTAATCAATTCCTCTTTCAATTGTCTATTTTCCTCTTCAAGAGTAGAAATATGTTTTTGAGCATGAGGAACAGATTTAAGGGCATCTTCTGCTGTTTTGTACTTCTTACCATCACCTACTAAATCTACTACTTCTGTCGGAATAGTGAATGTAGGAGGCGTAGCCACACCTTCTGTAGAAGCAGGTGTATTAGTTACATTTGCTTGGTCAGCATTAAAAATAGTTTCATCCATATTATTCTTTATTTGGTATCATATTTAAAAGTTTATTACAAAATCTAACAACTCCACCATTTGCAGATTGTTTTAATGCCCATGATGGAGAGGTAAAATCTTCATCTGAATAATTATCTTTTGATCTTATTCTAACTTCTTCTTGTATTATCTCTCTTATAATATTAATTACTTCAGATTTAGATAAATCCTTATATTTTGGAGACTTTAATAAATTATCCATATTTATATTATATACTATTATGTTATATAAGTCAATATAATATTAAATCAAGTTCTCTTCTACAGGGGTGATAGACTCATCCTGTAATGCTGTAGATGCTTGATTGACAAGTCTTTGTGTCTCTTGTTGTTCCATAATAGCCACATTGTCTCTAAATAGTTTATATCTTGTTAATCCCATAGTTTCTTCAATCAATTTAGTTAATTGTTTACGTGATAAATCTGGTTGAATAATCTGACCTAATGGACTATTAAATATACCTGTTAGATTCTGAATAAGTTGTGATCTAGCTGCAAAATGTCTAGCTCCAATAGGACGTAATTTACCAGCAGCAGTTATGTCGTCTCTTGTTATTGATTGGAAGGTTACAGCTCCAAATTGATCATCTACAATTTTCAATGTATCAGCTATATTAAGATTTCTCCTAGATACTTCCAACATTAGATTTAAAATAGGTTCTAAAAATTGAATTTCAAATTTATGAATTTTAGAATTAAAAATTCTACCAGCAGCATTATCAAGACTTTGTACTTCAAAAGCAGTTTTTTCCCCTGGTGTACGAATACCCATAGCCTGCTTAGGTGCCCCTGCCATTTCTTCCATCATTTCCATAATGAAAGCAATTTCATTGTTTACTTGGAAAGCAGCAGCATTAGGTGCCATTGGTACAAGATCACCATCTTCAGGTATATCAATAATTTCACCTGGACGCCATTCAAAGGGTGATACATCTCCTACTTTTTTCAATGGTGGATGAATAGTCAAATCAAGTGCATCAGCTTTAAGATTTTCTAAGTGATCCAATCTATATTGCATTCCTACTAGGTTATCTAAAGCTCCCATAGAATAAAGATTATCTGGTCTATCTCTCCATCCAACACACACTTTATTATCTTTACCTAACCAGTTAGGGTTAGCTATATTCCTTAATATAAACTCACCATCAGCAATAGTAACTAGGCGATTTTCTAAAAGTTCATCATTTTGATCATCATATATATCACCTTCAAATTCTATAATTTCAATTAATCCTGATCCGAGATATTCAGAAAAACTACCAAATCCATCAGCATAATATCCATCTGCTTTATCTAAATCTTCTCTACCATAAGCAGATAATGTTCTCCTACGATCCATAACCTTTTTAAAGACTTCTTGATCAAATTTAAGATCAGGTCTACTAATCATTTCTTTCTTAAGATCACCAATAGTTTTTAAATATCGAGTAAACTTAGGTGATTTGTTATAGTGGATTGCAGTAGGATTGAATACATGATCTAATGGAGAAATCCTTAACAGTTTTGCTCCTATGTATGTAGTTACATCTTGTTGAATACTTTCATCATAATGTTTCTCATGTATGAAAATCACCTCACCAATAGCCATGCCATAATCTATATAGTCATACAACAACTGAGAGATAGTTTCTCGTAGATTGGATGTTTTAGCTTTATTCTTAATGTACATCTCAATTATTCTACGTTTTTCTTTAGAAACACTTGCTTCATCATCCCCTTCCCATATAAGCCACTCATCATTAGGGAACAAAGCATCTATATAATTTGCATGGAGATTATCTCTAATTTGACATATTTTAGGAATAGTAGTAGTATTTTTCCACGGTAGAGAACTATTTGATGTAGAGCTTGTATCTGTAGCAAAGATATAATTTCTTAATTCTTTCTTTTCTTCTATCCAATTATCTCTTTGTACACGCCACTTATCATATAAATTAATTAAACTTCTAGCTAAGTTATCTTTACTAGATAAAATGTCTTTCAAAATTGCTACCTTATTCATCTAACACCTCCAAAACGCGGATGAAATTTAACTACATTAGTAATTGATTGTTTATAAGATGATTTAGCAGGTAATGCTATAGCAATTGCATTAGCTAATGCTTCCTTAATATCATCATGTGGTGGTCTACGAAGCACTAATTCCTCTTCTAAAAGTTGATTATTTCCACCTTTATAATGCCATATTCTCATATTTTCATATCTATGTCCTAATATAGCATCTATTCTTTCTTCTTTATCTCCCTCATGTCTTGAAGGCCTATATTCATCAATAGTTATACTTACACCACGAGGTTTAATATAACTATCCTTAAGTTCACGTACAATTGCTTGCTGTGCTACTGTCACCTCAGCTCTCCATTTTCGCACTCCCCATTTATTGTGGGCTTCTAATATCCTATCAAAGTATTCAGATATTCTATCTGTCTTAAATCGAATAATATCCAAAACATAATGATAGTTTTCTGAATCAGTTCCAACAACAACAATAGCAGTGTTATCAGCTTTCTTTTTTAGAGAGAAAGCAAAGTCAATTGCAGCAGATAAATTCAATTTTTTGTCTTTAAAAAACCAAAATCCATCTTCTTCCTTGAGAAACTTCTTTTCATAATATTGAAACTTACTACTATTAATGCTTTCTGATCCTGAAGCATTAGGTTCATTATAATATTGAGCATAAAATTGAGCTTGATCTACATATTTAGCTTTAATCCTTGATAGCACTTCATCATTAAAACCAAACATTTTTCCATCTTTACGGGAACTTCTCGGCCATAGAAACTCACCTTCTGTTTCTACAACCCTCATAAATACCTCATAAACTTCATCTTCAACTTCACCATCTGGAGTATAACGGTTTTCTTTCATTGTTATGAGAGTGTTATACAAATCAGAAGGATGATATCTTGTACCTACTACAACCTCTTCTGCATTTGGTTCTTCAATAGATGCTAATTGTGAATATAAGGCTGCAACCTTACTTCTACCTTCCTCAGTGTAAGCATTGCCTGGTACAACTAAGTCATCTAATACCACTTTAGTAGCATGGAATCCAGTGGTGTTACCTGTAATACCTATAGCTTTTACTGATGGATCACGAGTACCCTCAGATTTTCTAGAAGGATGATCTACAATAAATTCAGTAGTAGTCCATCTCTCACGTTTACCCTCATCTGGATGAATCATATCAGGCCAATATCTGCGATATATAGGACTATCAATTACTTGTTTAATCTGATACAATTGTTTTTCAGCTAAATCGGCTGTAGCTGATACATATAAAATTGTTTCTGTAGGATTCCTAGTTATCCACCAAGCAACTAAAAAAGCTACAATTTTACTCTTCATATGTCCACGAGGAAGTAGCACTAATTTATTATCTTTAGCTTCCTCTCTAGTTAACCAAGAACCCAATTCTACATGGACATCTCCTAAATGAATATAAGGAGCTACCAATCGTATAAAAGTAATAAAATGAGCCTCAGCAGACTCTCTAATCTCTTCTTTCGTTGTCATAAATCTCTTTTTGAGTGTTAGCCCATTCTATAGCATTGTTTAGTTTTATTTGGCACTCTGAGCCTTCTCTAATGAGTTCCTCAACTCTTGATTGATACCATCCAATTGCTCTATAGAAAGACTCTCTTTTAAATGTGATTTCTGTAGGTAAACTGGTATCTGCGGAAAGGGAGGACAAGTTACTGGAACTGGACTTACGCAGCCTGTTAATAGCAATATTAAGATAGTCAATATCATTCTCATATTTTTTATTATTTTCCTTCAAATTTATTGAACTTTCATGCTTAACTAATTTTATAAAATCCTCTTGTTTACGAGCAATTTGTTCACTCTGTTTACGGAGATCAACTTCATTTTCATACTTAAATAAGTAGTAGACAGTTGATCCTCCAAGCATTAATGATAGAGCTGAGAAAGCAGCTATTATATAACCCATCATTTGTTATATTCACCTAAACAAATTCTATATTCCTCTTGACGGCGATTATTTAGTCCTTGAACAACTTCACCTTTAACTCGATTCCATCTTAAAATCTGCTCACATGCTTCTTTATATTTAGATTCATTTAAATATTTAACTAATGTGCTCTTACAAAAATTAGCCCCTCCAATATTGTATACCAAAGAAGCATAAGCATCATATTCATGCTGATATAAGGGAACTTTTACACATTGGGCTATTGCAGGGTGAAACTTATTAGCTACATCCTTAATTAATTTCCTTTCAGCTTCTTCTTTTGTAATAGTGTCGCCAAGTTTTACACCCTCAGTAGTTCCATACCCAATTGTAGGAATACCTGCCATATCCACATATGCTTTAGATCGGAATCCCTCAAAATGTGTAATTGTTCCCACCGTAAGAGCTGAACCAATCACTAGGGAAGCAATAGCTACTCTACCAGTTTTAGATTCTTCTTTCTTGTCAACTTTTGGTTTAGTTTTAGGTTCAGATTTAAACCCCACTTTATCAGAAGATGCCATAGTTGCTATTTGATTATAAATACCGTACAATGCCATAATTGCCCCAGCAATTGTATTTAATGTTGTGTCATCTACAACTAAGTTTATCCCAAAGAAAGATAAACTAGCTAGCACCAAACCTAGAAAACCTACTAAATAGGCTACATTAATCTGACCATTTTTCCATGCTTCAGGATTTGTTACAACCTTCCCTTGTTTTAATACTTCAGGTAAATTAAGCATTATCTCCTCCTTCTACAAAAGGACAATATCCTTTAGATGGATAAATTGGAACATAAAATTTAATTTGCTGAATAATTAATTCTCGCATAGACTCATTAGTTTCTGCACAATATTTATCATTGAGTATTTCTACAGCTTTACCTACTTCTGTCACCATTGTATTTAATTTTTGCTTAGATGTTGCAGAACATGCAACAGTTGATAATACAATTAAAATTATAAATAAATATTTCACTTTTTAGCCTCTCTCTTTTTACGTTGAACTTCTTTTTGTGCATTAGTTTTTGCTGATACAACTCTTACATTTGATTTATTATTACTTCCACCTTCAGAAAGTGGTTTTATATGGTCAGCTTCTCTAGGATCACCTACTTTTAATCCTGCATCACTTCGTGCTTTATTACGCATAGCACGCTCTTTACCTCGTTTATCTCCATTACGTTTTTCCCATGCCCTCTCTTTCTTATAGTCTCTTTTCCCGTTAGTCATAAATGGAATTTTATAATCCTCCTTCCAAAAGTCTATTTCCTTTGGTTAAATTTTGAATAGCTGGTATTAACTGTAAATTGTTCCATACATGTAAACCACAAACTTCTTTACCTTTAAGTGGAACTATATGATCTACATGCCATAGAAAATTGGTTAATTCATTCCGTAGTGCTCTTAGCTTATGTAATTCTAAATTAACAAAATCAGTTAACTCTTTTCCCCAAATAGCTCTAGCTTGTTTTGCTCTGGTTACTCTTTTTAGTGCCTTCTCCCTTCTCCAAATAATTCTGAGTTCCTCAGTCATATCCAGAGGGCTTCTTCTACTAAGTTCTCCACCTACACTTTTTAAATATGAAGTCTTATTATAATGTCTAAACTTCTCTAAATTATCTTCTTGATAGATTCTAAATTTAATTTTATTACAGTCCTTACATGTAGATTGTAAATAATATTTCTCATTCGTATAATGATATTTGACTCTTGTCTCTTTATTTATTTCTCCACACATCCTACAAGGTTTTGGGTTAGTCATAAATGGCATATTTTACTCCACAAAAGTATCTGTAAATATATCTAAACCACATCTTTTAAAATAATCTGTTGGTGTAGTTACTACAACTTTACCTTCTAATTCTTTAGCTTTAATTAAATTACACCATCTTATTAAATGATCTACATAGAAAGAAGTAGATTCTGGATAAGTATCTATACCATTTCCACCTAAAACAGCATTATGTCCATATAGGAACATACTTTGTCCCCTCATTATTGCACCATTAATATTAGTATCAACATGCCAAGAATTTGCTGTATCTGTTGTAGTTCCTGGTAAAGTAAATCGACTTATTCCAGGTATCCATGACTGATGAAATCCACCTACAGTAGACCTTGCTAATTTATATCCATATTCTTTTAGTAAAGAAACAGTTTCATCATCATATGCACCAAAAGGGAAAGCCATAAAATTTGCAGCAGATGGTATACCATGTGCATACCAATACTCTCTAGCCATAGTTAATTGTTTTCTCTTCTGTCTTAGATAATCTGCCTTATCTGCTACAGTAGGTAGGGTTCCAAATCTAAAATGAGTATAACCATGTCCCCAAATTTCATGCCCAACACTAATATTTCTGTGTATATCATCCATACTAATATAATTACTTAAATTTGAAGTATATTTTACAGTAGTGTTCAATACACATTTCCATCCAAAACTTTCTATAACTGGTAAAGCAAAATCTTGGAAATTTTTTGGAATATCGTCAGCTCCAATCATAATTACAGGTTTACACCATCCACTAGGTGCAGTATAAATACTAGCAAAATTAACTGCTGTATAATTTGTAATACCGCTAACTACTATCTGTATACATCCTATAGATTTATTTGATGTCATATTACCTACATTAACCCACTTTTGAGGGAAAGAGGTAATAGTTCCTACAGTTCCATAAGTTGTAGCTGGTACATATTGCTCTACATGTTTTACAATAAGGACTTGCCAACCATTTCTTATAGCTTTCCCTGTAAAAATTGTTTCTCTATAATTAGTATTAATTTCAGATACATTAGGGGAAATTCTTAATTTAACTGATATTGTATCTGATATACCTTCTGCATCATAAAAGAATGGTATAAGCCATACATCATCATCCCCCATAAAGAATGGGGATACATTAAAATTTACTCTAATATAATTAGTAGATGTATTAGAAAATTGTACCCTTAAAGTATTTAAAGCTGAAGCAATGTCAATTTTTTCAGTGTCTAATCTATAAGAAATATCACCAATACCTCCTATACTATCATAAGTAGCTGATCCATTAAAATCATATACATTACATCTTATAGTTGGTTGAGTAATTAAAAATTCATTCATGTCCTTGAGAGACTCCTAACAAAATTGTCATTCATTCTTACATTATAATATTTCATTGAATCCAACCAAAAAGTTTGACCAGTTACCACCAATTGAGTAACTGTTGGAATAGTGCAGCTAGTGTCTAATGTACCTAATACATTATTTACAGCACAATTGGAATCATTTAATTTATACCCTAAAGCTATCCCAAATGTAGTGTAGTTTGCACTACCTGTTAATGTTTGATCAAATTGATCTACCCCACCATCAGTGTATTTTATATTAACATCTGTAGCTGATGTTCTATTAAATAAAATTTGTTCTAAAGCAGTTGTATCATTAACAGTTAGATAAACTCCAGAAGTATCACCATCATTTATACCTTTTAATGATAATACACCTTCAGAAGCATTCCAAAATCCTGAGAAAGTGAGTCCTGTAATGGATAGAGAATCTGCACTTCTACTAGCTGTAGCTGCAACAGTAGGAATGTAACTTGATCCGAAATTACCTAGTTCTGCCTGAACTCCCCAAACATATATAGATGAAGTTCCATCACCAGTGTAACTTCTATTTGACGCTTGATTTGTATCACACATCCTAATAAGTGCGTTAAAATTTTGAACATTAACAGTTGTGGCAGCAGTTACAACTATTCTATACCATCCATTAGGACATTTATCAACTCTACCAGATAAAATTCCAGTTCCTAGCACTAATGTTTCTGTTTGAAAATTAAAATTAGTGTATAATCCTACATAAGCACTACCTGCAAAAATAACTTGTACTCTTCTAGTACCTACACCTGCTTTCACATATACAGATAGTGTATATGTAGTTCCTACAGGGATTAATGTAGCTATATTAGTCATTGTAACACCATGAGTACCTGCTGCTACTGTTTCTATAATTTCATCTGCAGTGAGTGTACCATCTGGTGCTGTTGTGGCGTCTGCTGTAACAGTTGTATTTGCTTTAGACCAAGAAACACTATCTAATGTTTGACTTTGTAAACATAAATTAGTGGCTGCATCTTCAATTAATAGTCCTTTTAACACCAAAGTGGAAGGATTGTAGTCAAATCTAGGAGTATTTATTGCAGCAGAAACTAGTGCACCAGAAGAATCATAATAATATCCTGTACTAGCTCTAGTGAATGTAAAGTCTGGATCGAGTGAACCAGATAATAAGTTGTAGTTTTTAATAGGAGCAACTAACGAAGTAAACTCGGTAGTTCCATAGGTTATTAAATATTCTCTAAGAAGGTCAGGTAGAGACAAATCTTTCCCTAAAAGCTGTCTTAGATAGGCTGTCATCCCATCATTATATTCCTCAAGAAAGCCATTATCTCTAAAGAAAGCTCTAGCTTCATCATTATTCCATATTGTCATTTAACCACCCTTATTCTAGCTAAATCACCTGCAATTTCATCCTCAACTCTAGCTTGTTTCTTAGCTTCCCTTTCAATGTCCTCTTTCTTAGGTCTACCTTTCTTCTCCATCCATCCCTTGTCAGCTAAATATTTCTTAGCATTAAACCCTGTGGGTGTATCATCATAAGAAGTATTAATCATACTTCTTAAAGCTCTAGCTTGTAGCTTAACTTCTAATGTCTCCCTCCATTCTTGAATGTGTGGAGCTAATGTCTTACTCTTACAAAGCTCTTGCCAATGCTTCCAACCACCTAAGAATTTATCTGCAAAATCATATTCCAAACCAGGAGCATGATCAAAAGCTAAATATATCTTCCTTAGAGAAGGATAGGTAGTTCCCTCTTTCTCAAAGTCATCATCGTAGGTGGTGTATATAGCATGTCTGTTTCTTTCATCACAATATAAATCAATAAACAGATTGACCACCTTCCACCTACCCAAGTTGTCCTTCCATTTATTACCATCTACATTCCTTCCGTAGCATACACCCATATTATTCCTACCTCGTAAATTATCAAGAAAATGTACAATGCTGTTAAAAGCGTTAAAACCCTATTAGAATGCGTTAATTTTAAAATGCTATACCCTAAGATGGATATACTCATTTTAATTGAAATAAACCACCATTCTGATTGTTTTAGAAGTATTTCCATAAATGGATTAACTTCTTTTCCACCTAAAGCAATAATTTTTAATGTTAGCAGTGCATCTAAGAAAGAAAGAATGATAATCATGGAAATATTATAACATACATCAAGTTGTTTTTCAACTCTTAAGTTTTTTAGACCTCTGGATTTTTTGCTAGAAAAATTTTAGGTGCAATGCACTACAAAACCTACAGACTAAAACCCCTGCTACCCCTTCAACATAGAAGGGATTATTTAATAGATATTAATATAATTATATATATATTAATAAATAATATTAATTATATACACAATAATAAATAATATTTATATATAAATAAATAATAAATATATTAATTAATATAATAATACTGTAAGTATTATTATTATATTAATTATATAAATATATAAACTAATAATATATTAATAATAATATATTTATATAATAAGTACATAAGTACTTATTATTATATAAATATATATTAATATTAATTAATATATATATAAAATCTTATTATAACACATCTTAACAGATGTGTAAAGTCTTTTTTACTAAATAAGTGTGCAATGATTCTTCCAATCATTCCCCACTTATAATATATAATATTATATAATATAATTAAGTAGTTACAATCTTTCTTTAAAATACTACTAAAGTTTCTTTCTGTTGATTCGTTAACATCTACAACACCAACAAAAATATTTCTTAAACGAAGGGAACTTATGGACATCACTACAATCTACAACAATGTGCAACAACCAATTTACTACATTTATTTCTTGACAAATAAACCAATTTACTATTACGATGTGCTTAATGATTCAATTGTTTATTTCTAACGAGGTGAGATATGAGACTAATTCTGATTCTACTAGCAATGCTATCAATGCTAATTTATAAATTTATTTTATATTTTGATTAAAGTTTTATTTCTAAATACCGATATAATATTACAACTAACAAGGAGAATATAATGAAATATTTAACATACCATAGAAAGCCAACAACATATGAAATTAAATTAGGATATGGTGCAATACATTACATGGATTTCCCATATGAGGAATGTTTGAAAAAGGATGGAAGTATTAAGAAAAGATTAAAATTTGAAGGATTAATCTATACAAGACACTAAAGGAGATTAACATGATAGAATCAAAATATACATTACAAAGTATGATAACAGGAAGATATATAAGTTCTTTATTCTCTGACTTACATAATGAAACATTCCAAGGTCGGTCATTAAATGACTGCTATGTATGGAATTCATTAGAAGCAGTTACACGAGTTAAACAAGAAATAGATTTTAGTTTAATAGTAAAAATAAATTAAAGTTTTATTTTAGAGTGTCGTTATAGTTTTATAAACAATTTAATATAGGAGAAATAAAATGATTATACTAAATGGAATAAAAATTGAAATGGAAATAATAGATCATAATTTTGGGTTATATTTTCCTCAAGATACAAAAGAAAGAGATATATACACATGTAGATTAAAAGCTAACAATAGACAATATACTTTTAAATTTGGACAATCTTTAGCAAAGCATGGGGTAGAACCAGAATTAAAGGATGTTCTAGAATGTTTTACCTGGTATAATCCTAATAGTTTTGAAGATTTCTGTAAAGATTATGGCTATAATAACGATCCTATTTCTGCCTATAAGATATACAAAAGTGTTATGAAAGAATATAAAGCACTTTTGAGAATGTTTGGTTCAGAAGAAACTTTAATAGATTTAGCAGATGCTATTTTTAATGGAGAATAATTATGAGATACTTTGCTCAGTATTACAGATACAGCGATACGCCAGTTCTAGGCTTCGACCAGTTTTTAGTCGAAGCGGACGATAACGCGGGGATTTTGGAACTCGATGGTAGGTTATCTTTTTTTAGCATGTTTAACGCAGCCTTAGACGCTAATAAATCCCCTTCACGCAATTACCCTGCTTTGCGGATTATGCGAAAAGAATCGATCACATCAGGCGGTAATGTAATCCCTATATCAAGCATTATATTTATTTAAATATTAAAAACCACACATGGGTTTATTATAGAGGAAATACAAAATGAGACAAATTACAAAACAAGAATTCATTAATTTAGTAGCTAATAAACCATATACAACTAAGAGAATAGAGTTAGGTAATGCTGTATATACAAACTATTACAATAAACATAAAACCAATAGAGCAAAAGACGGTCATATAGTTGCAGCTATACGGGAAACAAAACTTGAGGGAATAAAATATTTTACAAATAAAAGCTAAAGTTTTAAAATACATTGACGTAATAGTGTTAT